GTTGGCACTACTCTTCGGCTTCCTAATAACAGGGGGGCTGCTTGCCAGGCATATGTGGTGCGTTTGCAATCACAGCCCACTGTTGCTGCATACTCTGCCCCACTGTTGTAAAGTGTGGGGTCGTAGAGTGGGTCCTCAGCTGTGAATCTTGACACAGCATTAATGAGGTTCTTGTCGAGGCGGGTGGTGTCGGTGACGCACGTACCTCCGAGGGTCTGCATGGCAGGTCGTCGCATAAGTTTATTTAAAAATTTGGCAACAACCCACACATACAAGAACTCCCAGATCCATGCTAAGGGATTGAGGTTTCCGACACCGGCCTGGACAAAGAATACAGGACCGTCTTTAAGTTCTCCATCCTGCCAAATTGGGGCAGAATCATCCTGTGGCATGTGCTCTGGCAGACAGGATTGACGTTCTCGACCGACATAACAGTTGTCGATCAAGCAGTCATCCAAACTCCACTCGAACCTCTTACTGACGACGCCTGAAGGGAAGCGGTGTGGGTAAGGGGTGTATTTTGGTTTAACACATTTAACTGTGTTATCCCAACTTGGTTCGAGGCCAAGCTCCTCATACTCACCAATTGTCTTGGGGTTGACGAGGACTCTCTCCACCTGAATGGTAGGTGGGGTGAAGAAATTAGCGTAGACCGAAATCCCTAAAAGAATGAAGAGGAGAAGGGATATGGGTTTGAAGACGTTGGTGATGGTTGAAGGTTGAACCCAAACGCCTTTCATACGCTCGTTGGCTTCGCGAATATTGGAGTTTTCTTCGAAGAACTGATGGACAGCTATTGTGTCCTTGGCGGTCATGTCCCAGGCTATTTTAGCAGCGGCACGGTAGTTCTTGATGTTCCTAATATCAAGACTGCCTGAGACTATCTTGGACCTTAAGGCGCGACCGTATTGTCCTAACGCGTCGGCCGTTGACAAACTTGCTTTGCCAACACACAGTTTATAGAAGGACAGCAGATCCTCCACTTCAACTATGTATTTTTCACCGTCGATTGTGTATTCGAATTTGCGCTCGTCGGTGGCAAAGGTAACAGTCGCTCCAGCGCGACTGATGGCATCCTTGAAGGATTGCCAGAGGGATCCAAACCACTGGGCCGCCTTTTCCATGATAACAGGCGCTTGCTCATCAGCGGGTTTGAGGAAGGTGTCAAAGGTTGTGACACCTGTCACTTCACTGGCTACATGCACAATGCGGGTCAAGATGTAGCGGTGTTTGCCGTAGTTCATTGCCAGCTTCACTGTGAAGTGGATGAACCCACCACCGACAGGATTGGTTACCTGCCAGCTACCGTTTGCGGTGTTGACGATACCAT